CCCGGCCTCATACGAGGAAGGGTCGACATCCAGTTATAAATCCAATGATTAATATCTAAGGGCACCAAATTATCAATTTGGGAGAGCAACAACCTGATACTAAACGATGAACATTTCATTTATGACGAACATTCAAGCTTTAGCTTTTCATGTCAGACATAACGAAACATCAACGTCAGATCATGATTATAACACAATCTTAACATGAACTTACTTATTTATTGAAGATTTTAATAAAAGACTTGACAAAAATGGAAAGAAATGAACCTTAAACAGGTACAAATCAATCTATAGTTGAACAAAGAATTTTATCTTTAATCCAAATAATAAGGATAATTCAAAATTAGATCCCTTCATTCAAACAACGAAACAAGGCGTTCCAAAGGAAATTAGTATGATTTCTCATCTAATTTACGGAGGTTCACCATGAATCAGAGTTATAATGACAGTATTACGTTTATTTGAATCTATAAAACTTGAAGTTTTATTTGATCCAAGTTCTATCATATCTGAATATAATGGTAAACCATTAGATTCTATATGTAGTGACTTTTATTTATTTTGTCAGTTATGACTTAATAAATATGGTAAACGAATAAGAGATATTATGGACTTATCCAAGTTAAGATCTACGGAAATGAGTTTTCGTTTGAAAAGTGGTCCAATGGGTCCATCGATTCTAACCTCTCATCTAGATGCATTAAGTTTAAGAAAAGATCAAACATACCATTATTTCGCAGCTTACTGCGTGAAAACAGCCTCGTCTGGAATAATGCGTTTGTTTGACTTATGCTTAAATATAATAGAATCTGATGATAATCAAAATTTGATTATGGGAAAGATTTCTTTGGCCAATGAGCCAGCTGGAAAAACTAGACTATTTGCGATCTGTAACTTCTGGATCCAAACAGTTCTTAAACCTCTTCATGATCAACTAATGTTGACATTAAAGTTGTTTAGATCTGATGGAACCTATGATCAGGTAGCACAGTTTAATCGTTTAAGAAAACTTTCTTACGGTAAAACAGTCTACTGTTTTGATCTATCCAAAGCTACAGACAGATTTCCTATACAATTACAAGAAGTTTTACTTTCTGTATTGGTTGACAAAGAATTTGCCATGTTGTGAAAGAAACTTATGATTGAACCACAATTCTGGTATAAGGATAATCCTTACACTTGAAAAGTT